GCAACTGTCATTGAACTGCACACTGTGCATTGAATCGTCTCGACACCTGGTGGAAGCAAGTCCGTTATGTTGACAATAATTTGGCTGGTCTTTTTTTTGCACATGCGACATTCAAATTGAACTTTGTCCATAGTTGGATTTCCTCAAATTCTCAATCGGCTGAAGGTTGATTTGTGTGACCCACCAATTTGGTTGCTTAGAATGACGGTATTTGGGGCGTTGTGCCATTGCAATAGGAATCCAACCAGCAATGAAATAGTGCGGTGCCTGACCTGTCACCAAAATGGCAATGTCGTTTGAGCGATCGTATTCATGAACAATCAACTGCCCTGCAACGTACTTAGTCCACCGCACTTCAATGTTGCTTGACACGTCAGCTGCTTCCTTATGCTTCGAAACAAACGGGTCATAATCAACACCCAAGTATTTTGCAACAATCCATTCAGCCCCCAACGCTTCGGCGTATTGTGCAATTAACTCATGCAGGTTTTTGTCTTTTGTGTAAGTCGAATCCATGCCAGGGTGCAAGAAGGTGTCTGCCTTATAGTGACTGATCGCTGCTTCGTGGCATGTTATTTGTTGTTCACGGGTCAATTGCATTTTCATCTGCAACCAATGCAAAACCAAATTATCTTTTCATTGCCAAAACCCTTTTGATAACCAAAGGCGTCCAAGCGGGTCAGAATTGAACATTTGTCGCATTGTTCCATTTTGTATTCTTCGACCACTTCACCGTTTTTGAGCAGTCTGCCGATCATGATTTGCGGGTTGATTATCTCCATGTATTCGCTCATAGTTGCGCCGACCATTTGCCTGAAGAACCGACAACGTACCAAAAGGGCTGACACTGGTTGTTCTTTTCGCGTTCAGGGCAGAAATACCCGCCCCAAACCTTCGCTGCACCAGGCTTGCTTTCACGCCAAATGCGGTGACCGTGATCGCACTTCGGTGCTTCCTTTACTAATTCACCGCCCAACTGCTTTTTGATTTCGTCCATGCTTGAACCCAATGACGGAACACCTGCTTGTTCGGCTTCGTCAGCAGTTTTAAAACTAGGGACGTCGCCAAATTTGGTTGTCCAATAGTCGTTGGTATCAACGTTTGCGATCTTGGCTGGTGTCCGTTCAACCTGTTCCATGATTTCCTTTGTGCTTCGTTCAGCACCGCCCATGACAAGTTGTTGCACGCGCATAATTGCGCTCGTGACTGTATCTTCGCAAAACCACCGTTTCATGTTTTGCTGATAAGCCCCCTGGTATCCGTAAGCAAAGTCAATGCCTGCTGGTTCAAGATCGTCCATGTGGCGAAACGCTTTTGCTTCAACAAGAACGTAACCCTTTTCAGCACTAAATTCGACAATCCGTGTTTCAATGCGTCCCAATGGAAATGTGCGGTTCCAGCGTTCTAAACGCTCGCGGCTTGCTTCGTAGTTATCCAAGAACCCCATTACTTCACCGCCTTGTTAGCAGCTGCCACGTGACGATTGACTGCACGACCGCGTGTGTATCCTTCACGGCTTCCGTCTTTGTGTCCCATTGCGTAACCAACGGCTGCTGCCATAATTAGCAAGATTGCCAGCATGGTCAAACGCCCCAATGTGGCGGGGTCTAATAGATCAAGTACCATTTTGAATTCTCCCGATTCTTGGTGGTAACGACTACCACCTGGACTCAGGGTGACGCATAAGGCGCGCCAAATCAAGAACCTTGCGTGTTTGTCGGCGTGTCACCTGACTTCGGCTTGGATTTCAGTCCGTTTCCAGCAAGCACACCGCCCAATGAACCAGTCAAGAAAATTGCCAATGTCTTCAACAAGTCAATGAACGCGGCGTCGTTGGGTGCTTGCGCCCCAATTGGTTGCGTGACAAAAATCAAGGCATAAGTAATGCCCAACGTCACGATCAAGAACACGGCAGCAAGTGTTGCGCCGATTATCAGAATGAGTTGGGCGTGGACTTCTTCAGGGGTTTTGCGTCGGGCTGGTTTGTTGTGACTCAAATCCAAGTATGTCGTCAGTGCATGTTCCAGTAGGGACGCACGCTGGCGGCTGACATTCGGGCTTCGCCCAGTTTTCAAATTCTTGGCACTCATAACGTGTCCAACCCTGATACCCGCACGCCGTGAGACTTAGCGAAATGCCCAACGCTAAGCCCACGGCTGCAAGTCTTCGGGTCACTTCCCCGTTAACCCGAAACTTTTGTCGGCAGGATTCAACCAGCGCAAAATGACGGGCGCAATTGCTGCCACACCGCCCATTGCAAGGGTCTTAGGGTCTTGCACGCCTGCCATGTATAAGGCAAGGGCTGCTGCCATGAATGAGCGCGCCCATGAGGCTGCTAAGGCTTTGGCTTGTTCCATTTTTTTGTCTCCTTCTTTGGCTTTGCAGCCGTTGTTGGTATTTCGATCGCAGGGAATTCGCCTTTGTATGGCACAAATTTTGGTATGCCAAAACCGACGATCTCCTTGCCTTCTCCGTATGATCGAATTTTGACCATGACCATGCCGCCATTGCGTTGGTCGCCTGTCCCACTTGTGTTGCCTTCGATTGTCAAGCAAGTCTTTGTGTCAATAAGTCCAACCACAATTCCAATGTGTGAAATGCGATCAACGCCGTCATGCGGAAAATCCATGAAAGCCAAATAACCCAACTGCGGCATGCTCGACCAGCGTTGAATTTCTTTAAATTTATGTGCGCCGACGGCAGTGCCAACGACTGAATGAATTTTGACTTTTGCTTCGGCTGCACACCAATTGACAAAACTGCCACACCAGGGCAAACCGTCAGCCTTTGTAAACTTGCCGTATTTTGTAAGGTTGTCGCCTTCTTCAATTGTGCCAACTTCAGCTGCTGCGATTTCAATCAACCGTGCATTTGTACCGTCAGGAAACGTCATTGTGTGCCTCATTTTCGCAAGTCCATTGTGCAGTTGTCGTATTTAAAACGGCTTCAGCATGACATTTTGGTTTAATAAAAGCGTCCAAAACAACGTCGTATTCATAACCAACGGCAGCGTAATTCTTGCGAATTTTGCCATTGTATGAAGTGCGCTTGCACACCTGATTTCTAAAATTGCCGTACCAAGTTTCAGGGTCAAGTCCTTCAATCTTTTTGGTTTCGTCAATTCCGACAATGACCTCTGTGACAATGTTGTCTTCATTCAAAAATGCGTAATGTGCCATTATGCCCAACTCACGTTTCCAGTGCCCGCAGTAATTGTTGTGATTTTTAATGAACCACTAGTTGCGGTTGACCCAGTTAAACCAGCACCAATTGTGATTGTTTTGGTGTTTGGGTAACTCAGAATTACAACGCCCGAACCGCCGTTTCCACCTGAACCAGTGCCCGCGCCACCACCGCCGCCACCACCGCCACGATTGGCAGTGCCCGCAGCAGCTGGTGTTGAATCGTTTGACCCATTTCCACCGCCGCCTGTTCCACCAATACCAGCCGTGCCCCCTGGCCAACCACCACCGCCGCCGCCGCCGTAAGCAACGCTTGAACCTGTAATCGAAGTTGAAATTCCGTCGCCACCGTCACCAGCCGCGTCCGTGTCGCCCAACTCACCAGCACCACCGCCACCGCCGCCAATGTTGCCCGTTCCTGTACCGCCTGCAAAACCTTGATTTGCCGTCCCTGTACCACCGGCAGCACCTGCGCGACCACCACCACCTGAACCACCGTTTAAACCAGTTGTCGAACCATTTGAACCGCCACCGCCGCCTGCGGCGGAAGTCACCGAACCAAATACCGAATTGTTGCCCATTCCACCAGGCGCGCCGTTTGTGTTACTACCTGCGCCACCCGCACCGACTGTGACCGTGTAATTTGTTGCCGTCAAAACTGCCAATGCTTTTTCAAGTGTTCCACCACCACCTGTTGCAGTAACTGTGCAACGCAAACCACCTGCGCCACCTCCACCTGCGCGGTCATGACCACCACCACCGCCGCCTGCAACGACTAAATAGTCAATTGCAAGTCCAGCAGCACTTGAAGCAATAATGCCTGGAATAATCACGCAAGGTCACCAACGATTGTAAATGTGTTGGAAGCCGTGCAGACTCTTGTGCAAGCCGAATACTGTTTATTTATTTTTGGTGCTGAAGCCGTT